CCCCTATTACACAATGGGGAACAGCTTCAAACTTACTTAACGCAAGAGGTCAAAGATACCAAGATATTCTAGCTAAGGCCTTAGGGGCGTATCAGACTTCAGCACAACAGGCTAACACAGCAGCAGAGAATGCATGGAGATTGTATCAAGATGCCCTACAACAAGACCAGTTTAATAGACAATTAGCAGCAAGTAGGGCAGCCGCAGCTCGGCAAGAAGGAATCAACCTTGCAGACTTGCTTTCCCTAGCTGGACAAAGAGGTGGGAATGGGGGTGAAGGGAAGAAACCAGTAGATGTTCAAGAAGCACGATACAACCAATATAAAGAGATGGGATATACAGATGAAGAAGCATACACATACGCAACAAAGGGTATTCCTGAGGATAGACCTGTAACCTCTGAGAAGGGTGGGGTGGTTGGCTTGTTAGGAAAAATTTGGGGAAGACCACTAGACTGGGCCTCAAAGGTGCTTTATGGTTACACTGGTCCAAATAGATACAGCTCTCAGAAAAAGAAGAAATAGGTAATTATTTATTAAAATAAAAAAATGGCGACTTTTAGAGAAATGAAGGCAAAATATGAGACCCCAGCAAATAGGGGTTTTGCAGGGAATATACTTAGTTCTTTAACGCAGCCCTTTAGAAGGGCATACGAAAGTGCCAAATATGCAGCCTCCGCACCTGGAGGATACAAACCTATGTTTGATTCTTCTTCAATGGAGGATATTAGTGCGGCTATAAACGAGCCTACAGAACAAGTATTAAAAAGCATTGCGACCGCAGGTTCTTTTCTTGTTCCAGCGGGAGGTGGTGCAGCAACATCGGCAATAGGAAGAATAGGAACAGCTGCGGCTAGGGGTGCTGGGGCTGGTGCATTGGCAGGATATGGAGGATCAGAAGAAGGAGACGAGTTAACATCAATATTAAAGAGTGCAGGGCTTGGTGGATTAGTTGGTGGAGCATTACAGGGAGTTGGTGAGATATCTAAAGGAATTAAGAATGCTAAAGTACCTAAAACAGGAAAGATGGCCCAATATGGACAAGAATTAAGGGGAAAAGCAATTGGACTTGACCCAAACAAACTAGCCACAAGAAGAGGAACAGGTATAAAATCTGTAACTCAAGGAAAGCGAACTATTAAAGGATTCTTAGATACTATGGACGAGCTTGGAATACCAGTAGGCAGTTCATCCTCAGCTTCGGTTGGAAGCGATAAGGCACTAAAGGCACTAGGGGGTCAATTTGATGAGATATTAGGTCAGGCTGATGAAGTTGTTAGATATACAAGACAAGACACAGGGAAATTGGCAACTAAAATACAATCTGCTTTTAAGAATAATCCTAGTGTAATTAAAAATGCACAATATCAAGAGCTTATGGGAGACCTACTTGGACTAGGAGATAACTATACACCAAGTCAATTAAATATGGTAAGGGAGAAGGCAAGGGAACTTATTAACTGGTCTACAACCTCAAAGGCAGGAGTTAGCGAGAGAGCAAGTCGCAAGGTCTTTGAAGTCATTGATGATTTTTTTAAGGAGAGTGTACCCCAGACAAAAGAGGTGTTAGCTAAAATGAGAGATATTTATACAGTAAGACCATTCTTACAGACTAAAGCGATAAGCTCTGGAACAATGCCTCTTGGTACAGCTTCTACACATATGGAGATTCCTACTTTTGGGTTGCAAGAGAAAATACCATCAGCTATAGGAAAGACTTTACAAAAGGGAGTATCTTTACCGCAGGGTCTTCCACAGGTATTACAACCATTGGTAACAGCAGGACAAAGAGCAATACCAGCAATACCTGGAATAAATCAAGGAATAAGTGAAGGGAGACAGATACAACAGCCACAACAATTACAACCTCAAATATCTCAACAAGACCAAGGAATAAGTGCTATCAACCTTATGTTGGCTCAGGGTGTACTAAATGGTCAAATATCAGCAGCAGAAGCTAATGCTGTATTAAGTCTACTTGGAATGGATGCCAAAAGCACCCAGTCTAATTTACCGAAGACTGATACGGGAAGAAAGGCAATGGTGGCAAGAGACGCAGCTATTGGAGCATACCAATTATTACAAGAGAGTCCTGATGTCGCAGGAAAGACTGCAGGAATAGAGAATCTTCTCTACGGGTTAACAGGTGCGGCAAACCAATCAACAGCCTACAAGTCCCAGATTGAAGCCTTAAGAAGTCAGATGTTTAATGCTCTTGGTGGTTCAAGTTTGACCCCAACGGAGAAGGAACAGTATGAGAAGTTCTTGCCAAAGGTAACAGATAGTGCGGCAAGGGCAAGACAGAAAATAGAGCAATTAGTTCCAATGCTAGAAGCTCTAATGGGAGCCAGTATAAGCTCAACAGAGACTTTAGAACAATATTAAATACTAGATATACCACCAATGGAGAACAAACCACTAACCGAGAAGCAAATTAAAAAAATTGTGCAATTGGAAATTAAAGCATGTTTTGAACAACTTACAAATGATGTTAAGGAGATTAAACAAGCCTTACTGGGAAACGAGTATCAAAAAGGTGGGCTTGTTGCGATGGTGCAAAGTCATGAGGATTATATAGAGAGGAATAGAATAACTAATATAGCAGACAGAGGAATGAGAGTTATAGAATGGTATGAAGGACTTGCAGAAAGAAAAGGTACTGATGGCAAAAGCGACCTGGAAAGGTTAGAAGATGGCATAGCTAGTATTCAAGCCATAGGAATCCTTCAAAAGTGGATGGTATTCTTTGGAATAACAAACTTTGGGACTATTGTAGCCTTTATACTGGACAAGCTCCTTAAATAATTCCCTGTTCACAAAATTACAACACACAGTAGGGTGGAGTGGGGTAGGAGTGGGTGGTATATGTAAAATCCCTTTGCAACGGTCTTTTTAGAAAATAGGGTATATCCCCCTCTCGGTGGAGTAGGAGTGGGTAGGGCGGGTAGACCTATATCAAAATGGTATAATTAAGAATGAGATTTAGTGCAGTTATACTAGCAGGTGGTAAGGGAGAGAGATTTAAGTCCTCTATATCTAAACAACTAATGAGTCTCAATGGGAAACCTGTACTTCAATATTGCTTAGATGTTATAGAGCCTTTGGTAGATGAGGTTATTATTGTCTCCAATTTTCAATACAAAGATTACAAGTGTGTTGCTGGTGGCTTAACCCGAAGTGAGAGTGCTTACAACGGGGTTATGGCAACCACTGGGGATTTTGTCATTATCCATGAGGGGGCTAGACCCTTTTTAAGAGCTGAGACTATACAGCAGATAAAAGAACTTCTACTTTGTGGTAACGATTGTGTTGATACAGTTAGTCCAATTATAGATGGTTATGTTCACAATGGAGTGTCTAAAAGTAAGGTAGGAAGATTTTTAGGCTTAACTCCCGAGGCATTTAGAAAAGACATTTTAGTAGAAGCCTTTTTACAAAGTCCAAGAAGAGACTGGATGGATGAGATTACCATGGTGCAAACCCTAAGACCCGAGACTAATATAGCCTTTATTAAGGGAGAGTCTTTTAATAGTAAAATTACTTTTGAAGAAGACTTATCTTTTGCAGAAGGTATAATGAAGTTTTGGACACAACCTATTACGACACTTCCTGACTTATCTAAGAATGTTTTAATCTTTGGGGGTACTGGTGGTATAGGGTCGGCATGTATCAGAAGATTACCCAATTACTATGCCCCTAGTCATAAAGAGATAGACCTTTCTACTAACGACTGGGAAATTGATCTAAAAGAATACAAGGCGATTATCCATAGTGCTGGAGAGTATTCAAACCAAGAGAAAGTAATGGAGGTCAATTTTAATAGTTGTGTAAGGCTAGTGGAATTAGCAGAAAAACAAAGCTGGAAGGGGAATATGGTATTTTTGTCTTCTGCTAGTGCTACTTATGGTAGAAAAGGAATCCCTATTTATTCGGCTTCTAAGTCTGCTCTAAACTCGTACATAGAAAGTAGGCACGAAGAACTAGCCGAGAAAGGAATATATCTTAATGCTATTGCCCCATCTAAGGTAGACACTAAACTACAAACAGCCATCAATCCAAATACTCCAAGAGATAGTATGCTTACTCCTGATTATGTAGCAGATTTTGTTCTTAGGTATACCGACACAAAAGTATCGGGTCATATAATTTATCTAAAGGTTGGATTTAATGACTGAGGAGCAAAAGGATGAACAGGTTAAAAATGCTAAAGAGCTTATAGGTGTTGTTCAAGAATTGGGAGTTGAGCCTTTCCTATGGGCTGGTAGTCTACTAGGGGCTATTAGAGGGAAAGATATTATACCAGGGGACAGTGATATGGACATTGCCTATATTAGTAAGTACACAAATGGGGAGGACATAGAAAAGGAAGCAAGGGAACTGTATACCAAACTCTATGAGATGGGATTACTAGCAGAATACTGGGATGAGAATAATCAGAAAAGATGGCCAGAAAAAGATGGTATATTACCTGTACTAGGACAAGCTCATATTGGGAAAATATCACCCTATTTAGACATCTTTACAATGTGGATTTCTCAAGGGGAGTGGTTTGATACTTGGTTTGGCCCTGTTGCAAAGGATATTGACCCTACCGTGATACCTGATAGTGTTGAACTAAGAGGAGTTAAGTTCCCAGCCTTAAAGAATCCAGAATGGGTACTTAGAATGCTTTATGGAGATGATTGGAAGACCCCAAGGGAAGACAAGGGGACCAATAGACACGCATTCAGACCTACCCTTACGCTTTTTAGAAGGGGTTTAAGATAATGGTATAATATATAATATGAAGAGCGTTGCATGGAAAGGAGACCACCCAATTACCAGTTATTATGGCTGGAGAACTGACCCCATAACAGGAATTAGAAGTTTTCACGATGGGGTCGATGTGTCTATGCCAATAGGTACGGAACTGTATGCTACTGTAAACGGTAAGGTAAGACTAGCGACAACTGACTCCTATGGAGGAAAGTATATTCAGATTCAAACAAGCGATGGAAGAGGACATTGGTGCCTTCATTTGTCGGAATTTAAGGTGAAAGCAGGGGATATGGTACAAAAGGGTAATCTTATTGGTCTTTCAGGAAACTCAGGGCATAGTACAGGCCCACATACCCATTTTGGTCTACAAAGCAATGCCACAGTCTGGTCTTCTCATATTGATCCCCTGCCTGATTTACAGGTCTTAGCAGAATCTGCAAGGTTTAAGAAAGGGGATAGGATTATATTTACAGATATTCAAAATATTAGAAAAGGGAGTGGGATTGCGTATGACCTAATCTCTAAGTCCGCTGTAGGACAAATAGGAACTGTCTGGGACGAACCAAGACAAACGGATGGTTATTGGTGGTACGATATTCATATAGACGGGGGAGGAAGCGGTTGGTGTGCTGATGTTGGAAAATTCCAAATCTATACCCAAGAGAACCCAACGAATTGCCAAGAGGAAGTAAATAGACTACTTGAACAAAACAGGGGCCTTAGCGAGGCTCTGGGGGCCTCAGAAGCCCAAGTTAGGGAGAGTCAAGAGGAGAGGAAGAGATTAGAGGGTCTTTTAGAAGCAGAGAAAATCGAGTCCAAAGAGTTAGAGGCAAGGTATAAAGATTTAGAAGAGAAGAGGAAGAGATTAGAGGGAGAGAAGAATGAAGCCGTGAGGCTACTAAATGAGTATAAGAATGGCAGGTTTGTTTGGATAGTGGATTTTCTGGAGAAACTATTTCCTAAGAAGAAGTAGGAGTATCCTTAAATTATTAGAGATTGTTTTTTGGAACAATTGAAGCCTGTTAGTACAATTAAAGATAGATTAAACAAGGAAAGAAAAAAAGTGAATGACATACTAAACATAATAATATATTCAGCAAGTATTATTTTGTTTGGTACTATGTTGGTTAAATTTATTTTATCTAAAATATAATAATGGATACAGAATTATTTATTTTGAGTGCTGGTGTATCAGGAGCAATTGGTTCATTAGCTCCGTTTGTTTTACCATCAGTATTTAAACTACTGGGAAAGATATTCAAGAGAGATCTTTCTAAAGAAGAAAAGAGATTGATAATCACTCTTCTTTCTGGGGCAGTAGCACTTACTTTAGTGCTTATTAAATATCAATGGGTAGAGAGTTTTGAGGATAATATAGGAAATCTTTTACAGTTCTTCTATATCAACTTTGTTGCAATTAAGGGTATGGTACAGACCATATATGAGTTGATCATTAAGAGTGTTCCAGCATTGGAAGAAAGATTTAGTTAGTAGAAAAAAGAGAGAGGGCCAATAGTTAAAATAAATATTCCTAGTGCCATGACGCCAGAAAACAAGGAGAGAGAGGGTTTGTATACTTCAGGGGATGAGAATAGTTTTGAGTCGATTAAAGATATTAGAATAAAACAACTTGGAAAGGGTGAGGTGAGTATAAGCTATCCTGATAGATTTATTACAGAATTGACCTTTGATGAGCTTCATAGGGAAATGGTAAGAAGATCTGAACTTAGACAACTTGTAGAGAACAAAGAATATAATACAAGAATAGAGATAGAGACTGATAGCCCTATTGCTATCGGCTGGTTTGCAGATACGCATATAGCGGGTCAAGATGTAGACTATGAGCGATTAAGATGGGAAGTAGAAGAGATTAAGAATAACCCTTACATGAGAGTCTTTTTGGGAGGCGACCTGACAGACGGATTCTGTTGGAACCCAGCACAGTTTAGTGATATAGCCAATCTTAATGAGCAAGACCTATACCTACATAAAATGCTTGAGTATATGGGGTATGACAAGATACTGGGGGGGGTAATGGGGAGTCATGAGAAATGGTCAAGAAGAACAGGGCTAGATTCTTACAGTGATATTAGAAAGAATATACCAATCTTTGATGGAACAGGAACAGTAGAATTAGTAATAAATGGCATTACCTATACAGGAGCTATCTTACACGAAGCAAAAGGAAATAGTTATTTTAACCCTAATCATGCACAAAAAAGATTTATCATGGAGAATGAGGGCTACGACTTTGTAATGACAGCCCATACTCACGCAGGTGCAGAACAATCTCAAATAAGACAGACCGCAAAGGGTAGTAAAAAGGTTGTCTTCTTGTCCGGTAAGACATTCAAGAGAACTGATGACTTCTTAGATACAAAAGGATTTAAGAGAAAAGAAGGTGAAGCCTTAGGAACTAACTGGATATTGTTCAACCACAAACAGAAAATGATGATACCTCTATCAAGTACAGCAGAAGTATTAGAAATTATGGGGAGTATTTAGTGATATAGTTCGTTAAAAATCCAACTAGAGGAGGTGTGATGTGTCCAAGAAGGCGAAGTTTGACTGGAAGCACGAGATTAAGGTATTGCAAGGGTATGTATGTCCCGTATGTGGATTAAAAGGTACAGATAGTACACTCCAGATACACCATTGTAAAAACAAATGTAGAGGTGGCAACAATTCAACAATCAACTGTGTAGCGGTTCACTCAAAGTGCCACAAGCTCATCCATGAGAAGCATGGGAACGATTATTACGACCCAAGGCAAGGCTAGTTGGTAGAGAGAGGGTATTGTATATATCCATTTTGGTATGAATATCCTCTCTTTTAGTTTTGTAAACTTAATTGTAAAGATAATTGACATGGTAAAGAGAACTAAATGCGAGGTGTACAGCAGAATTGTAGGATACATAAGACCTATTGCACAATGGAATATTGGGAAACAAGCAGAATGGTCAGATAGAAAAATGTTCAAAATAAAGAATATATGATATAGTAATTCTAAGGCTTTTAACTAAATTTAGTTGAAGCCCCAATCTGATATAGCAGTCCCCAGAAATGGGGATTGTTTTTATAGTCCTATAAAGAACTACTACATCCCCCTTGACAACCCCTATTTACTAGGTGTAAATTAGAAGTATGAGGAGAAGCACCAAGCAAAACTGCACAGAATTAGATATTTATACAGGGGGGTTGGTTTCCTTGCTTGGTCGCCAACTCTCCTGTATAACTATTTAATTTTAAGACCAGGCAAATATGCAAGAGATAATCTGTCCAAAAGAGGGAAATGCCTACTCAGTAGCCGAGGTAGAAGAAGTGGATACCGAAGAAATTGAGGGGATAACAGGGAACAATAAACTCCTATTCAAACCCGAGTTTATTCCATTCTACCTAAACGAAGTAAAGAAGTATAACTTTTCTAACACAGAAGGACTTGTCTATGGGTTTATAAGGTTTTATTTAAAAAATAATCCTAATGGAAAGTTCTATTTTACTAACGATCAACTCGCTTATATGCTAGATGTTTCTTCAAGTACGATTTCTAACTCAATAGTTAAAGTCTGCAATTGTGGAGAATTTAAAGTTTCTTACAAAGTAAAAGCAAATGGTGGCACATTCCGACTCTTAGAAAGTTCAGAGTCCGACTCTGAGAAAGTTAAGAGTGAGACTCTGAGAAAGTTAAGAGCAAATAATAATAAGATAAAAGAGAATAGTATAAACACACCTAGGGAGGCTGTGGGGGACAAGCCCCAGAGTTATGGTAGTCCTGACATTACAAAGCTACAGAACTTCCTAAAGGAACACTACCCTATACCGCTGGAGGGAATTACAGATAGAAGAAGACTACACAATGTTATACAGGTTCTAACTAAGAGAAAGAACCAAGACGAGTGGATGGATGATGACTGGAGAAAGAACTTCAATACCTTTATCAATCTGTATATTCCAAACACTAAAGAGGATTACTATGCTAGAAGTGTGTATAAGCTACTAGATAAAATTAAACTCTGGAGAGAGTATCGGGGTAAATTAAATTAAATTAAGTTATATATATTTATGGAAGAACAAAAAGGGGAAATGTTAGTAAGCACAGATCTAGGGTTAATCAGCAAGGAGAATGTCAACTGGTTATACTCTCAAAGGGTGCTAGGTAGAAAGGGACAGATATTAGCAACAATGGTTCCTGGTATATCTCAAAAGTTAGTTTATCTCTATTCCTATTTAAGACTTCTAGTTGATGACATTAAGAGTGAAGCCCCTACACTGCCGCGTGGGGTAACCTTAGACCTTAACGATTGTCTAACAATAGCAAGAACAGGAAGACTAGAGAAACCCTATACTTTAGAGGGTGAAGAGTTTAAGTATATTGTTCATCACTCGGTTGTAGAAGATATACAAAGAGCTGGGAAAGAAGCCTTTATTAAAAATCAACCTAAGACTAATTCTAAGTATGATATTTTAGATGACTAATAAAATGGAACTAAGCGAACAACAAAAACTAAGTTTTAGAAATACTCCAGAGTATAAACAAATGAAGAGTATGCTTCCAGCTTGTGATGAGATATACAAACTTGTATTTAATGCCACAGAGATTAAAAGAACTCAAGACTCAGCCCTAGATATGGACTTGGGAATAGATGTTATTCTCACCCTCCCTAGTGGATCAATTCTAACAGGTCAAGAGAAAGCCCTAAGTCATCAGTTTGAACACCACAACACCTTTACAATGGAGTTCTATCAGAACAGAGACACCAAAGAAAAGGGAGAATTCTTTAAGATTAAAAGTCAGTTCTACCTATCAGGATACATCAATGAGCAACAGAATGCTTATACCTCTTGGCATATAATCAACCTTTGCAATCTAATCCAGTGGCTAGGAAAATACCCAACAAGTCAATTAGAGAAAAAGACCATACCCTCTACAGGAGATGCTTCATTTATTGCTATACCTTACAAGAATATACCAGCAGAGTGCATTCTTGCTAAAAGTGAATAATATTACAGGCTATTGACAATATATGATAAAAGGTATAATATAGATAATATATAAATTAAACTACCTAAAAATATATGGTAAATATACACACAGTTCTTAACAAGAGGGGTCATGGGGCCGTTCTTGATTTAAGAGAGATCGGCGTGGGCGATACGAGTTATGTTCTTTTGACCACAGGGAGTGGAGATTCAAAAGACACAAAGGCGATAATTGAGGTTTGCAAGACTGTCAAAGCAAAGCAGTTGTTTAACAGTTTGTTGCATACGTTGATTACAAATGATTATAAATTGATTAAGGCTTAATAGAATGAATATACAAAAAGAGTTTATACAAAACATACAAGGAAAGGACTTCGTGAAGTACGAGGGATTGCTTAATCTCTTCCACGAGAACGGTGGCAAGGAGATACACACAGAGTTGGTACAGTCCGAGCTTAAAGGGGAGACATTCTTTATATTCAAAGCAGTAGTATCTGGAACAAAGGGAACTTTTGAAGGATATGGAGATGCTTGTAAGGGAAATGTTAATCCAATGATTGTAAAGCACATGATGAGAATGGCAGAGACAAGAGCCAAGGCAAGAGCATTAAGAGATTACAACAATATTGGAATGGCTGCGGCTGAGGAGTTAGATTAATTTAACTTTAGAGGATATTAAAATGTTTGAAGATATAAAAAGCGGAACAGTAGTAAATGGAGTTAAAGTTCTACATGAGCAACCTAAGTCGGCATATCAGAAGTTGCTAAGTTATGGAATAGGAGAGCAAATGAGAGAATTGACCAAGCAAAAGATAACTCCTAAGCAACAAATGGAAAAGGAGTTGCTAGTTAAAAGAATGAGAAACGAGTATAGAGATTATTTAGCAACTAAGTAAAATGGAAAAGAAGATACAGAAGATAAAGAGAGAAGCACAGATAGAAGTTCTAACTGATATATTCCAAACCTGCTATCAAGAAGATAGTAGGACCTTGGAGTTAGTAGAAGATAAATTATCTAAATTAAAAGAAAATAAAGATGAAGACAATAAACATAAAAAGTAGAGTAAACAAGATAGGAAAGAAAATAATGAGCATTGATCTAATAGATGGGCAAGGAAGAGGAGTAAGTATAATACGAAGATTGATAATCCTATTACTACTTCTTTTCTCCCTGTATGTTCTGATAGACTTACTAATACACAAAGGGTTTCTAACTACTAACGAACAGAGGCAACTTAACCAGGCAATCCAACAGCCCCTACCAAGCCCTGTGATAGCCCTAGAACAAACAGAAGATACCAAGGTGGACAGTCAGACCACCGAGGATATACAAAAGGTTAAAACCCCCTTACAGCCCCTTGGTAAAATTGAAGAGTATATTATCGCCTATGGTGGGAGATATGACAGTGAATATTTAGCAAGTTTAAGGAAGTATTGTAGTGAAGATACATTGAAGTTAGTAATAGCAATTAGTGTAGCAGAAACAGGAATGGGTAAGGCAAGAATGGACAGGAATACTAACTGGTATGGATACTTTTATGGGGGAGACAGACAGTACGATCCTGATATGGAGACAATGAGTAGGGTTATTTGTAATGGAATAAGTAAGTATTACTCGGATGTGGCAACCAATTATGACAGGGCTTTTACCTATACAGGTGGAGATAATACTAAGACTTGGATGGGTAATGTAAACGAGGCTTTGAGTGAGATGAGGTAGTTCTTTATATTGTCGGATTTGTCGGCATTCTGGAGCCTGAGAGGGTTGTCTGGGGTGTCCGAGAAATCTGATAACTAGGGTGGGGCTTTTACGGGTAGTTTTAGCCTCACCTTAGCAGATAGTTAATTTTAGTAGAAGAATAACAATGGTTATAGATAAAAAGTTCAAGGGGTTAGTTAAGGAAGATTTTAGATATGTGTTTAATGGGGACATAGAAACGACTGAATTTTTAGAGGTAGATTTAGATATGGGGTTGTTTGTAACTGGGTCTATTGAAGCAGGTGAGTATATTAACGCAGGTTGGTATGTTGACGCAGGTGAGTATATTAAAGCAGGTGAGTTTATTGAAGCAGGTGGGTCTATTGACGCAGGTGAGTATATTAAAGCAGGTGGGTCTATTGAAGCAGGTGGGTCTATTGAAGCAGGTGGGTCTATTGAAGCAGGTGAGTATATTAAAGCAGGTGGGTCTATTGACGCAGGTGAGTATATTAAAGCAGGTGGGTCTATTGAAGCAGGTGGGTCTATTGAAGCAGGTGAGTATATTAAAGCAGGTGGGTCTATTGAAGCAGGTGGGTCATCTGGAATAGTGGCTGGACTGTCAATTACCTGTAAAGGCACACTATCGTTTGGATTAAAAGCATTTGCAGGGATTTGTAGTTGGAGAGAAATATCCGAAGAAGAAAAAACTATTACTTGTGAGAAGTTTAATGGTGGAGTAGTTGAGTATGGAATACTAAAGGAAACAGGACTTGAAGAGGATAGGAAGATAGAATTAAGTATGGACGAGATAGCCCAGAAGTTTGGGGTAGCTGTAAAAGATTTGAAGATTAAGAAAGGTTAATTTTAGTGTTTAATAAAGTGGAAAAGAAAAGTAAAAGAAAAGAATCGCATCACCATTTTAATGAAGAAGCAAAATGTGTAAGGTGTGGAATAACAATAAGTGAAGTTCAAAGTGTATTTTGTAGGGAAAAGAATATGTTAAATGATTATCTTGAAGCAGGTGGAGATGAAGACTGTATTGTTATATCAAGGAAAGAGTTTGAAGACAAACTATTAGATAGAGAGAGGGAAGAGAACAATTACTTGCACTTAAATCTTCATGTAAAAATGCCAAGAGAGTTGGATAAGGGAGATTGGAATGGAAAGGTATCAGCTTATCTCTCACTTCAAGGTATAACATATCTTGGGAGTAGTGAGGTGGCAGAGAAAGGGGAAAGTTATGGGGAATTGGTTGATTATATGAACCTTGTAGGAGAAGTAGAAGAATTAAGAGAGCAGTATTTAGAGATAGAGGAGAGGCTAAAAGAGTTAGGGAAAACAACGAAGAGGGTTCAAACATTTGTATCTAAATTAAATAGTAAAGATAGTGGGGAGGAAGAATGAATTGAAGATAGCAAAACATTGGAATTAGTGGAAGAGAAGTTATCTAAATTAACAACAAAGTAATATGGAGAAGAAAGAATTAGAAGAAAAATTGAGAGGGCTTATAATATTTACCGAAGGAGATGGGCAAGGACAAGCAACTAACACAACATTAGAGGAAGAACTTGGAGAGTATGCAATGCAGAAGGTGTTAGACCTTTTCTCTCAAGAGTTAGACAAAGCAAGGGAAGAGGGGTTTGAACAAGGATATAAAGAAGCAAAGTTTGATTGTGAGATGGGCAAGGAATTTAGTAAGGAAAGTTTTAAGGAAGTAGTGAGTAGTGTTTCATCTAAATTAAAAGACAATAAGTAATATGGAGAAGCTGAGGCACCTTGACACATTCACGGGTTACGGAGGGTTTACAATCTCGGCACAGAAATTGGGTTGGGAAACAGTCGGCTTTAGCGAAATAGACAAGTATGCTAGTGCGATTCTTAAATATAATTTTTCAAACATAAAAAACTATGGAAACATCAGCGACATTGATTTTAGACAGTTCCGTGGAGAAATCGACATCATTACGGGAGGAACACCGTGCCAAGATTTGTCAGTGGCTGGAAAAGGAAAAGGACTTGAAGGGGAAAGGAGTGGACTATTCTTTGAGTTTATCAGAGCGGTCACCGAATCTGAAGCTACATATTTTGTCTGGGAGAATGTTAAAGGGGCTTTATGGAGCAATAAAGGATGGGATTTTGCCAGAGTGCAAATTGAAATGGAACAAGCTGGGTATGATGTCTGGTGGCAAGTTATCAATGCCAAAGACTTCGGAGTCCCACAAAACAGAGAGCGTATCTTTGCAATCGGTATTAGAAAAGGAAGTGGAAGAGAAATACTATTTGAGCAAAGAGGGTCAGGAAAAGATATTAACAAGATTGTAGATACGGGACACGATGGGACTAATGGGAATGTTCACAGTTTAGATGCTAACTACTGGAAAGGAAGTAATAATCCCAATAAGAGCAGAAGAAGTCAGATAGCAGTTAGAGAAGCAACTAAAAAAGGATATGCAGTTGCAGAAGAGGGTGACAGTATAAACTTAAGTGTTCCTAATTCTAAAACGAGAAGAGGTAGAGTTGGGAAGGGGGTAGCTCAAACACTAGACACAGCAAGTAATCAAGCAACCCTAGAGGGTATGCGAATAAGAAGACTAACCCCCACAGAGTGTGAAAGACTTATGGGTTTAGAAGACAACTGGACTGCTAAGGGGATTATGGACGGAGAAGAAGTAGAAATATCGGACACTCAAAGATACAAGATGTGTGGGAATGGTGTTGTAGTTAATTGTGTAGATTATATATATAAAATTATAAAAGACAATAAGTAATATGGAGAACACAAAGACACCAATGAAAGATAAAGAAACAAAAGAGAAGTTTGACGATTTACTTATGGAGGTAATGGGGAGTTATCACGACTTTATGATGAATAAAATATCGCTGAATAAACACAAGGCTGTTGAACAAAAGGTGGGGGACTTCATAAAAGGTGTAGAGCAGGAAGCAGAAGAAGAGTGGGTGGAAGGATTAAGAAAATTAATGTCCACTTGGGGAAAGGTATTATATGTAAACAAAGGAAGAATAGGAAAGGGAATGCAGACTGATATGTATACAAGATTCTATAAGTTTGTTAAACAACTCCTAGATGATAGGGAAAGGGAAGCATATCACGATGGGTATACCGATGGTGTAACAAGATGTATGGATAGCTTAAATAAATTAGAGGAAGATAAAAATGAAGGTGCTTAAATGTAGATTAGAAAATTACAATGATAGAAAAGACGGAACAGTATCTCTTAAACTAGATTCCCTTTTAGAAGTTCCTGATAGTGATATAGCAGAGATAAGGGGTATGAGGGGTAATATAGCGGTAGTAGTCATAACAGATGTTGTAGATGTCCTAGAAGCAGAGATTAACACTAAAGACATAATTGAGAACTTACCAGATGACCCATTCTTAGATAAAAGGATAACCCCAGGGCAACAGCAAAGAAGAGACCTGTTTGTAATACAAAAACTAAAACTAGGCAGGAATCCTAGTAAAGAGGAACAGGCAAGGTTCTACATTGATCGTATGGCTAAGATACATGAGCAGAACCTAGAAGAGATTAGAGAATTAGAAGATATAAGTTTTAAGGAAGACTAATATGTTTTGGACTATAGTAGGAGCGATTTTGTTTGTAACAGTAATCTTACCAATTATCTGGACAATTCTTGTCTGGGCTTGGGAGATAGCACGAGAGGGTGGTTGTTCATGGTTCTTTTGGTTGGTAATCTTAATAGTGTTCTTTTGTATAATTTTGTGATAGTGTATAATATAGGAAATAGGAATATGAAGACAGTCAAACAGATAGCAAAAGAAAATAACATGGCGGTAGTTACCCTATACAGGAGGATTATTGCTAAGGGAATGACCCCTAAGTTAGAAAAGGGGATTATGGTTCTCAATCCACAAGAGGAGAAAGATATATTAGTTTATTCAAAGAGAGGTCGCAAAAATGCCCAGCAAGACCTTAAGCAAGAAAGGTAAGAAACAAAAAGCTTGGACCATGTTTAGTAGGTATATAAGAACCCGTGATTGTTTAAAGACCTCTAAGTTTCCTGATTGTGGTAAGTGTGTAACCTGTGGGAAATTCTTTCCAATAGCAGAACTTCAAGCTGGTCATGCCATCTCTGGTAGAAACAACTCTATCCTATTTGACGAAGAATTGGTAAATGCTCAATGTAGGGGTTGTAATGGCTATGGGAACGGAAGATATGCAGATTATTCCCTGTGGTTTATTAAGAGGTATGGACAGGACAAATGGGAAGAAAAGGTAAGGTTAAGCCACGAATTAGTACCTGACTTGGATTATGATGAGATATATGAGAAGTACAAAAAGAAGTATGACAAATTAATGGAGAAGTGGAAGGATTTTAAGTAAGAATTTGACAACAATTTATGTGAGGGTTATAGTTAAGATAATTTGCTTATATACTGCCATGAGTAAAGGAGAAGCTGATTTTGTAACATCAAGTTTAGGGTTAATATCATTCTTGATGTGGCATGACATATATCCTGTTAATTTAACCTTTGAACCCCAGGTCGCTTGTTTGTATAAGAACAGGAATGTAGACTGGGCAGAGTTGATAGAATCGTATTGGAGTGGAGAAAGGATACCCTCCTGTGAATTATCCGAATATGTAGTAGTAGCTAAGAGAATCCTGGACTGTGGAGAAATACAAAAAATCTGGTTCAGGGAGGCTAAAGAAGCAGTAAAAGACCTGAGAGAAGATTATATGTTCCCTATATTTGTTTAATAAAGAATAAAACTATGAAGACTATTGTATACAGTGCAATTTTTGGAGATTATGACAAACCGAAGGCTCAACCCCTCAAAGAGAAGCCCATTTTATTTACAGATACAAGCGAGAGTACAGACTGGGAGGTTAGGAAGGCCTTTAGAGAAGAAGAGCATCCTAGAATGAAGGCTAAGTATTTTAAGTGTATGCCACACCAGGTATTGGATTGTGATATTAGTATTTGGATTGATGGGAGTGCTACTATAAAAACCCCATACTTTAGGGAGTGGTGCATGGAAAAGTTGGAAGACAATGACATAGCTTTGTTTAGACACCCTGATAGAGATTGTATTTACGATGAGGCCAATGTTAGTCGTGGTATGGCTAAGTATAGGGGTCTTCCAATACTAGAACAGGTCATGGAATACAAAAGAGGGGGCTATCCTGTACATGGTGGATTGTGGGCTTGTGGATTGCTGATAAGGAGACATAATGATAAGGTTAAAAAGTTCAATAAACTATGGTGGAGGCATAACAATAAATACACATATCAGGATCAATTAAGCTTTCCTATATGTGCCAGAGAGGCTGATTTGAGGATAGGGACAATAGAGGACAACCAATGGAACAACGATATAATAGATTTTGCTACTTCATTACATAAAAACGAACTATAGGATTAAGAGAGGTTAGTATTTAATTTAAGCCAGGAGAATTATGAGTGAAGATGTTAGTAAGCCATACACAAGGAGGACCCCAGAAGATATTAAGAATTATCAAGAGAACTGGGAGCTAATCTTTGGAAAGAAGAAGAGAAAACTACAAAGGCAATTACATGAGATTAACAGTAAAAGACATCAGATAATAGACGGGATACAAGCCAAAGGGGGGAGGACAGATAGAAGAGAAGAAGAGCTTGAATCACTAAAGAAGAAGAGAGTAAAAATCATTAGAGAATTGGACAAGCTAAAATAATGGTATAATAGATATATATAACCTATAATTCGTAAGTATGAGCAAAGCAACCACAGAGCAAGTAGAAGAAAGTGAGAATAAGTCTATTATACAAAAGCATAGTTATCAGGACTATCTTTTGATTTATTCTGAGTTAAAAATATTAGATAAGGCTACAAGGGCATTGTGGCTATTAGCTATGACTACAAAAGATGAGAAGTTAAAAGCAGATATTCTTAAATGGTTTGTAGAGTCTGGAATAGGAAGGGCAACCCAAAGAACAGACATAACAACCAATGGAGAGTCTATATCTTCAGGAGTTATTATTAAATGGGAGGATGACGATGAAGATATACGAACCACATAAATATCAAAAGCAATTCCATAAGAGCAACGCAAGATTTAGAACCTTTATAGCTGGGAGAAGAGGAGGGAAAACTTTGGCTGGAACTATTGAGGCTTTGTCTTATGCGTATGGTATGAGAGTAGGAAACAAACAAGAAATAAACACCCCTACTCATGGCTGGATCATATCCCCCACATATCAGATGCTTAAAGATGTAAACATACCAGTCTTAATGGAATGGTGTAATCCTAAAGCGATAGCAAGTTGGAATAAGTCGGACAATAGGCTGGAACTTACCAATGGAAGTACAATTACCCTTAGAAGTGGAGAGAACCCTGATAGGTTAAGAGGAGTAGGACTAGACTGGCTATGGCTTGATGAGGCTTGTTTTATGAGTAAACAGGTGTGGGAAGTATTGTACCCAACCCTAACAGATAAGAATGGTATTGCTTGGGTAACAACAACGCCACAGGGGTATGATTGGGTGTATGACACCTTTTACAAACCAGCAATAGAAGGAAAAGAAGGCTTTGAAGCATGGAAGTTTACAACCTTAGACAATCCTTACATTGACCAGAGTTTAGTAGAACAAGCAAAAAGGGACTTGTCTGAGATGATGTTTAGGCAAGAGTATTTAGCCTCCTTTGAGAAGTTTGAAGGACTTATATACCCAGACTTTAACGAGGTAAGGCATTGTAAAGAGAGTGATAAGGCATTAACGGATATTTACTTTGTAGGATTAGATGTAGGTTGGAATCACCCTACTGCTGGTCTTCTAGTTAAAGAGGATATAAATGGAAACCTATTTGTCATTGATGAGTTTAGAGAGCAGTTTCTAACAGCTAAAGACATTAGTAATCAGTTAAACGGAATGCTTATCAGGAACGGATTAAGAGAGCAGGATATACAAATGTTTGTTATTGACCCAGCAAGTAAGGGAACACAGCAGACAAGTGGACAAAGTATGATGTTCCAATTACAAGAAGAAGGCTGGGGGTTTGTTCCTGCTAACAATGATGTTATGGCTGGTATTAACAGGGTAACTAGAATGTTCAGAGAGAACAAGTTGTTTATATCAAAAAGATGTAAGAACTTAATTGAAGAGTTAAACAATTATCATTGGAGAAAATGGAATGAAGAAAAGGATACTAGCAGAAGTGAGCCATTTAAGTTGGGCGAAGATCTGGCAGACAGTTTAAGGTATATTGTAATGAGTAGACCAGATTACTTTGAGCATCCTAAGTTGAATATGTATGGGCAATTAGTAGAAGAAGAAGAGGATGAGGATGAGAGAGATGTTAACGATACAATAGACGAGATGATGTCAGGAGATAATTTAATATAAAACTATAATGGAACTACTGCTCGGTGATTGTTTGGATAGGTTAAAGGACTTAGAAGATAACTCAATAGATGCGATTGTTACAGACCCTCCCTATGGACTTAGTTTTATGGGCAAGAAATGGGATTATGATGTACCAAGTGTTGATATATGGAAAGAGTGTTTAAGAGTTCTCAAGCCTGGTGGGTATTTACTATCCTTTGCAGGTACAAGAACACAGCATAGAATGGCTGTTAATATTGAAGATGCAGGGTTTGAGATAAGAGATATGATAGCTTGGGTATATGGTTCAGGATTCCCCAAATCGCTGAATATCGGGAAGGCGATTGATAAGATGCTGGGTAACGAAAGAGAACTTATTTCGGTTGGCGGGAAGTGTGGCGTATTTGCACACGCCGGAGACGGTAGAGAGCAAGACATCAATAATTACCAAGCCGTTACCACCAAAGGCAACTCCGAATGGGAAGGCTGGGGAACTGCCCTTAAACCAGCACTAGAACCTATTACAGTAGCAAGAAAGCCTTTGGGAGAAAAGACAGTAGCCGAGAACTGTTTGAAGTGGGGGGTAGGTGGAATAAACATTGATGGGTGTAGGGTGGGAACAGAAGGAATAACAACCAATGGAAAAGGTAAACAAGATGGCAACACTCCAATAGTTCCACAATCACCAGACTTTGTAGGAGAAACACACATAGGTCGCTTCCCAGCCAATCTAATCCACGATGGTTCTGATGAGGTAGTAGGGTTGTTTCCACAGAACAAATCAACAGCCAATGTAAGACATAACAAAGCAAGTGAGAATACTTGTATGAGTGGTAAAAACTATGAGAGAGATGGGTATGGTTACTCTGATTCTGGTTCGGCAGCACGCTTCTTTTACTGTGCCAAAGCAAGTAAGAGAGAAAGGAATATAGGGTGTGAGGGGTTGGAGGAGAAACCAAAAGTATTCAATGGTAGTCCAACTTGTAAGACTTGCGACTTAACACTAAATGGAACTAACGACCACTCAGAATGTTCTGGCGAAGTTTACTATAAGGAAATGGAAAGTAAGAATACAAAAAACAACCATCCAACAGTTAAACCTATTGCTTTAATGGAATATCTTGTAAAGTTAGTAAGCAGAGAAGGACAAGTGGTACTAGACCCATTTATGGGAAGTGGTACAACTGGTATGGCTTGTAAGAGATTAGACAGGGAGTTTATAGGTATAGAAATGATGGAGGAGTACATGGAAATAGCTAAGGCTAGGATAGAAGGGGTTCAAAAAGAGGATCAACTTAATATGATATAATTATGTATATGGAGACAACGGTATTTATTTTGTGCATTTTGCTAGGAATAGCGATTTTATCAATGGGGGTGATAACTTGTTTACAGGTTATTGTAGGAAGTAGAGAGAGAAAAGAATTACAGAAGTTATTAAAAGCAAGAGATTTACCAGAGTACACAACCTTTGCAGAGAAGCCAGAAGAAGAGGAGATAGAAGATACTAGCAATCTTGTAGAACTAGAGAATATGGACTCGGTAATACAAGAGGCAATAGAGAAGAATGTGAAGTAGAGGATAAGAGGATATTAAACTTGTAGAATACACAAATGGCAACAAGCACAGCCCAGAAGTACGAGGAGAAAAAGGGGAAAGAAAAGTACGACAAAGAGTACTGGATGGCCTACACCAAAGAGAAGTTTGAAGAGAGCAGGAACTGGAGAGGGTCTAATGTAGAGCTTCAATGGTTTGTAAACTACATGTACTACAAGGGCAATCAGAATCTCAAGTATGACAGAACCACAGGAACATTCACAAAGGATGTTAGAAATCCATTGACCTTTTATATCAATCACACATATATGGTGTGTAGGGCTATAAGGAATGCAGTCATGAAGACCAACCCAAGCTGGGATGTAGACGCTTTGCCTTATGGAGAATTAGATAATGATACTTCAAGAATACTAGGAGAATACTTAGCCTTCCAATATGACAGATTAAACTTAGAAGAGAAGGTTAATAAGTCTTTGCTTTATGGTTTGCTTTATGGACTTGGCATATTCCAATATGGTTATGATGACAAACTAGATGACGGGGAGGGTAACGCTTGGGTAGAGTGTTTAGATCCTTTTGATACTTATATTGACCCGTACTGCACAGGAGTAGAAGACGCAAGGTATATTGTAAAGGTTATGAGTAAGCCTTACGAGTTGATAAAAGACAATCCTAATTATGACAAGAAGGCAATAGAGAACCTTACTACCACTTCAGACCTATCAGAGAGTGATTACAAGAACTTAATACTAAACAACGAGAATAATACTAGCAATTCAAGTAAAAATGTCATACTACACGAGACTTGGTGTGTTACTAAAGAGGGTATAAGAGTTGTTACAACAAGTCCACAGAGCAATGAGATACTTAGAAACGAGCTAACAACCTTCAAGAAGTTACCTTTTGAGATATACCAACCTGATATAAATGTAGGTGGTATTTATGGTGAGGGCTGGGTTAAAAACATAGTACCTCTTAATAAAGCGGCCAACTACTTAGAAACAAGCAGACTTGAGTACAATATTCTAATCAATAAAGGAAGATTACTTATACCTAAAGGAGCAGGAGTTAAAAGTGTAACTAACCAAAATGGTGAGAAGATATATTACAAAGCAGGATTTAAGCCTGAGTTCTTACCAACACCTCCAATGGGAAGTGATGTAGACAGACAGATAAACGCCCTGGGTTCTTACATTCAGTTGATAGGAGCTGCTAATGAGGCATTTATAGGACAGACCCCAACAGGAGTTAAAAGTGGTATTGCTATTGAGACCTTGATAGCTTCTAACTTCAATCAATTATCAGACCTTGTAAAAAACCTATCTAATACTTTAGCTAAACTTGGTGAGGACATATTACAACTAGGGTATGAGTATCAGTTATTAACCAAACCATTCAGAGCTTCGGATAGTGAGTATTACGGAGTTGTAGGTGGAGGACAGGAAGCTAAACAATTGGAGAGATTAGTTAAAGTAATAAGTATACCGGCCAATCCTGAGGTTAAAGTAAAGATAGCAAGTGGAGTAGCCCATACTAAGGAAGCGAGGAGGGATATCTTAATGGCTCTTCGTGCAGGTGGTGATGTAAGCAGACAAACACTACTAGAGAACCTTGACCTAGATGCAGAGAAGGAACAGGACAGATTAACAGAAGAGCAGAAACCACCAGTACCACCAATGCCACAGGGTATGGAAGGAATGGGGGGTATGGAAGGTATAGACCCTAATATGCCATTACCAGAGGGAATGCAATTAGAGGTGTAAAGGGGTCGTGGTATAATTAAATAGGGATAGTCTTTATTGAGCAGCAGGTCTATCCTCGGCCTGTTGCTCAGTGGAGAGTATCCACTAATCGCTCTTTATAGTTAAATTTAATAACCCAACCGACACTGAAGTCGTTAAAATGTGGGTAATGTTATGGAGGAGAACACAATAGCTGTAAACACAACGGAAGCTTCCGTTACTGATTCAGCACCAGTAGAAACAAGCACTGTAGATACTTCTATTGAATCGTCAGAGAAGACGGAAACCACCAGTGAGGAGATACAGGATAGTACTCAAGCAATACCTGAGACTAAAAGCATTCCTTATGATAGGTTTGCAGAAGTCAATGAGAAGGCTAAGAAGTACGAAGCGGAGTTAGCAGAGCTTAGGGCGCAACAGGAAGAAGCTCAAAGACTTGCCAATATGACTCCTGACGAACAGGCCCAACAACAGCAATTAGAGGTCGCAAAAGAGACACTCAAAAAGCTAGGGTTTGTTACAAAGGAAGAACAACAGAAGATTATGCAGGAAGAGAAGGCAGCAAATATGTTTATCTCGGAGTGTAATCGTTTGGAAGGCAAGTATGATGGTTCTGATGGAATGCCTAAATTTGTTGCAACTGAGGTCGCTGAGTATATGGACGAGTTGGCTAAAACAGGGCAGTTTATATCTGACCCCGAGACGGCCTATAAGTTAAAACACTTAGACCAGATAGCAGAGGCTAGAGCAAAGCAACAGAGAAGTTCTACATATTCCGAGAAGCAGCAAG